AAAGAATATGACAATCCTCTTGCACATATTCGTTGGGACACAAGAACTACATCAGATGGTAAGAAAGCTTTTTTAATGCATGAAATACAATCAGACACTAATCAGGGTATTAGTAAATTTTTAAGAGATCAAAAGGCAGAACCATTTAATACATCTTTAAGACAAAATCCCTATCAAAATGAAAAAATTTTAAAGTTCTTATTTGATTCTAGAAAAAAATTAAGTGACGAAGTTTTAAGTGGTAAACTAAGTGCTACACGAATGGAACTCAATGCTAAAAAAATAAAAGACTTAGATGAAGTAATTAAAAAAACTGTAAAATCTCCAGATGCATCATATAATCAGTATGGTAAAGTTGAAAAATATTCTGGTGTACCTACCGGTGTCGATTATGTTCCACTTTTGGATCGAGCGTCACAAGCAAAAGCTAGCTTAGCATATTTAACCAATCTTGCAGCAAGAGAAGGTGTAGACTATGTTGCAGTGGCTCCAGTAAATTTAATTCCAAGAGGGATTAATAGCAAAAAGTATACAAAAGCTTATCAAGAGGCATATGGTTATTTTAGAGGTAATAAAACACCAGGCTCTAAATCACCAGCAGTAATTCCATCATTGATGAAAAAAATAGGAAAAGATTTTGACACAAAAGCAGGGACTATTAAAATTTCAAAATCAGATCCAACAAAACCATACAAAAGAGTTGAATCAGAAGAATTAGATATTTATGATGGTAATCAATATAAGGTGGAAAAACATACCAGTGCCTCTAACAACCCAACTAGTGGTTCTACATTAATACCCGACAACGACCTTAGATTGTACACAGACGTTTTTTCTGTTAAAGTATCACCAAACATGGTAAACCCACAAAAGATCTACAAAAAAGAAGGTGGATTTATCAGTAAATATAATTAAGGAAAAACATGGCAGTAGAAAAGCAAGAACCCCAAACAGAAGATATTTTAGAAGAAGAAGTAGAAGTTGATTCAATGCCTGGCGGTGAAGAGGTAGATGTAGCTGTCGAAGGTGAAGAAGTACAAGAGGAAAGACCTCAAGACGATTTCAATGCAAACTTAGCTGAAAGCATGGATGAGAGAGATCTCAAGGACATGGCCATGGAGCTTATTGAAGAATACAAAAAGGATAAGACTTCTCGAAAAGAATGGGAAGATGCTTACATTAAAGGTTTAGATTTATTAGGAACTAAGTATCAAGAAGTAACTAAACCATTTAAAGGAGCTTCCGGTGTCACGCATCCTTTATTAGCTGAGTCTGTTACACAATTCCAAGCACAAGCATACAAAGAACTTGTACCATCTGATGGCCCTGTAAGAACACAGGTTGTTGGCTTACAGACACCGGCTACCGAACAACAAGCAGATAGAGTTAAAGATTATATGAACTACCTGTTAATGGAGGAGATGGAAGACTATACAACTGACATGGATCAGATGTTATTTTATCTACCGTTATCAGGATCTACTTTTAAGAAAATTTATTATGATGCATTATTAGATAGACCTGTATCTAAATTTATTCCAGCAGAAGACTTAGTAGTTCCATACTACGCATCTGATTTAAAAGATTGTGAGAGAATTACTCACGTAATTAAAATGACTCAGAATGAGGTCACTAAAAAAATGGCTGCAGGATTTTATAGAGACATAGAATTAATTGACAGTAGCTCAGAACCAGATTCAGTACAGAAAAAATTAAACGAACTTGAAGGTGTTAAAGGTAATGGTTCAGATTATTTAAATACAATTCTGGAAATGCATGTAGATTTAAATCTAGATGACTACGAAGATTTTGATGACAAAGCTAAAAAAATAAAAATTCCATACATTGTAACAATTGATGAAGGTAGTGGAGAGGTTTTATCTATTTATAGAAATTACAAACCAGGTGATTTAAGTTATTCAAGAGTTGAATACTTTGTTCATTACAAATTTTTACCAGGATTAGGTTTTTATGGTTTTGGTTTGACACATATGATCGGTGGTTTATCCCAAGCTGCAACTCAATCGTTAAGACAATTGATTGATGCAGGTACTTTAAAAAATTTACCAGCAGGATTTAAGTCACGTGGTATCAGAGTACGTGATGATGACCAACCAATTCAACCAGGAGAGTTCAGAGATGTGGATGCGCCTGGCGGAAATATAAGAGATCAGTTTTTTAATCTACCATTTACAGAACCATCACCAACTTTATACAACCTGATGGGCTTTGTTGTTCAAGCAGGACAAAAATTTGCAGCGATTACAGATACTGCAGTTGGTAATGACACTCAAAATAGAGCAGTTGGTACTACAATGGCGCTGATGGAAAGAGGATCACGTGTTATGAGTGGTGTTCACAAGCGTTGTTACTACGCAATGAGGCTTGAATTTAAAATTTTAGCTAGAATTTGTGGTGAATCACTACCACCAGAGTATCCATACGATGTATACGGTGGCCCTAGACAGATTAAACAGGCAGATTTTGACAACAGAGTCGATATTTTACCTGTTGCAGACCCAAATATCATGTCAATGGCACAAAGAGTGACGTTAGCACAGGCACAATTGCAAATTGCACAGTCAAATCCACAAATGCACAACTTACATGAAGCATATAGACGTGTTTATGAAGCGCTTGGCACTAAAACTATCGATCAAATTCTTAAACCACCACCAAAACAGCCGGAACCTTTAGATCCTGCAAAAGAAAATGCACGTTCATTGCAAATGAGGTTGCTTACAGCGTTTGAATTCCAAGATCATGATGCTCACCTACAAGCACATATGGCATTTATGCAAACAAGAATGGTTCAGATCAATCCGCAAGTGTATTCATTACTACAATCACACATTTCAGACCACGTATCATTTAAAGCTAAGAATGAAGTTAAAGAAATGGTGATGCAGAACCCACAAATGGCACAATTAGGACAACAGGATCCACAACAATTTGAAATTATGTTTGAAGCTGAGGTTGCAAAAGTTGCTGCGCGTATAACTCAAGAGTTAGCACAAGCAGAAAGCGCTAGTCAAAACAAAGAAGACCCATTAATTAAAATTAAACAACAAGAAATTGATTTAAGAGCTATGGATCTTCAAAGAAAAGCAGAAGAAACTAAATTTAGAGCTGATCAAGAAAATATGAGAGCTGCACAACGTTTAGAATACGAATATGATAAGCTTGCTCAACAAGATGAACAATCTGACGAACGTTTAGAAGTTGCTAGGGAGAAGATACAATCAAAATGAGAAAAGGATTAAGCGGAGGTGTACGTAGTGGCCCACCTCCTAAAAGAGGGCCAAACCCACAAGGACTAACCGAAAAGAAGTTTAAAAGTGTTAAAAAATACACCAAAAAACTCATACGAAAGTCTTCCAGTATCGTCTAAATTAATTTTTCTAGCTGGGATATTTGATGGAGAAGGAAGTTTTGGCATTTGGTCAAAGGGAATAGGAAGAAAAAAAGAATTTGCTTGCACAATAGAGATGACAGACAAAGATACTCTACAAAAATTTGTAGATATGTTTGGGGGTCAGATGTTTCCATGTAAAATAAGAAAACCACATCATACTCCGACCTGGAGATGGAGGCAGAACGGCTACAGGGCTTTCCAAATAATAGATAAAATGATAGAATTCATGAGTAAAAGAAGACAGGATAAATATTATGTGGTTAAGCGCGATAAAATTGGCGGCACAAGCAGGTACGCACATCTTCAAAAAACGTCAAGAGACGAAGATGTTGATGGCGGACGCACAAATGATGCATGCAAGAAAGATGGCTCAAGGTGAGGAAGCTTACCAAGGAAAATTATTAGAAGCAAGGCAATCGGACTGGAAGGACGAGGCGGTCCTCGTAGTATTAAGTTTGCCCGTGTTGGTGCTCGCGTGGGCAGTGATATCGGATGACCCAACAGCGATGGACAAAGTAAAATTGTTCTTTGATATGTTCTCGCAGCTTCCCAGCTGGTTCACTAATTTATGGATTCTTGTCGTGGCGAGCATTTATGGTATTAAGGGAACACAAATATTTAGAGGTAAGAAATGAATTTAACAAGAGATTTACAAAAACTAAAAAAAGAGAAACAGCAGAAAGAATCTGCTACTGCTCAATTACGTAAAAGAAGTAAAGATTCAATTGCTAGACCTAAAGCAAAAAAAAATATATTATCAACAGACCCAAGGATGCAACAGATATGACAAAATTATGTGCTAGAGGAAAATCAGCCGCCAAAAGAAAATTTAAAGTTTACCCATCAGCATATGCAAACGCATACGCTTCAAAAATATGTGCGGGTAAAATAAAAGATCCATCGGGGAAAAAAAGAAAAGATTGGGGACCTAAAAAAGCTAAAGTTGGAAAACTTATGACTGCAGGATCACAATCAGCGATGGGTAGATTAGAAAAGTCAGGAATAATCAAAGCTAAAAAAGGTGTAGACGTAGCTCCCTACTTAATTAAACAAACAACACAAAGTGGTAAAACAAA